TGATATACACGACCTAGAGAACAAACTAGACCGCATTAAGAAAGCTTCTTGCGATATTCACGAGCTACTTGGCGGATTTAACTTAAGAGATTTATGGGACGATATAGACGGATGCTAAATAAAGCGCATTACGGCTTCATAGAGAAAAATTCGCGCATGAGAAATAAAATGACAAACTGTAACTCCTGTAAAAACCTACTAGTCGAAGATGATATAGTAGGTAAAGAACGAATTTCTAGAATATTCATCTGCACTAAGAATATGGATATAAGCAAAGCAGAATTTAATCAAACGTGTACTAAATTCGATAATGGCGAACCGACGATAAAAAGCGAGGTATTCTACTAAAATCCGCGAGGAAAGAACATGCCGAATTGTGAAGGTTGCGAAAATAACGTAGTACCTAACTATTGGCCCCCGTGTGCGTTTAGCGCCCCTAATGACATAAAGATTCACGATAAAGAGTGTTTAAAATTTACTCCTATGAAGTTTCCACACACCTTTTGGCGCGGAATGTTTCATGGCGGCTGTTGCATCATAAACGAAAAAAGAGAGGTCATAAACGACATTAAATTTGGCCCGTATGATTAAAAAATTCGCGAGAGGATGAATGAATGAGAGCGGCTTAATGAATTTTACCATTAGAAACGGCGAAACAAGTCTTTTATTCGACACAGAAGAAGAAGCTAGGAAATGGTATTTTAAACTTAAAGACATTAATAGTGCAAGCGTTACGAAAGATAAAGACGGAAGAGGTTATTGGGTTAATTACGTTCAAAAAATAACGCCCGAAGAGGCAGAACGCTTCGGTTACGAGCATTATGAGTGAAAAATTCGCGCGTGAGAAGAAATGACTAACGACACACAATTTATTATAAAAACATTTCACAATAATAGTGTGTATATTAACGACGCTATAGACTTAGAAATATCCGACGTAGGCGAAGACGACCTTTTAGCCTTAATGAGATTAATTATAATAGAGCTAGAGACTCGAAATCTAATCCCGCAAGATATGGCGTATGAATACTAAAAAATCCGCGAGGGAGCAGAATAATGAGCCTAAGAGAAGTACCATGTATCACCTGTAACTATAACATGGAATACTACACTCGTAGTAACGGAATACTAGAACACTGTGGAGCGAAATGTCTCATATTAAGAAAAAGAAGGGCAGTGTATCTAGAAAACAGTGGTTGGATTTGTTGGCATCGTAAATGTGGCCCGAATCAACTGGAAATCGATAAACGAAGGCTATAGCACCTCCCAACCGTAAAAAATTCGCGCGGGAGTAGAATAAATGACTCCCGAAGTAGCAATAACACTAACTTTCTTAATAGGCTCTTTACTAGGTATGTATCTCATCTTCTTATGGCTAGATGAACGTGAAGAAAGAAATAAGCATATATAAAGAAAATCTAACTTATTTTTATTAATCTCACTATTCATTTTGTATATACGAAAATCATCTTACTTTTAATACACATTTGTTATTTAAAACGATAAAATAACTGTATTTTCTTAAATAATGTGAAACGCTTGCTAAGGCTATCATTTTAACGAAAGAACGTTGTGTTGCTATTTGTTTAAGAGAGAGCAACGCGAAGTAACACGAGAAAAACATAGCTCAGGCGTCTCCAGCGACCTACTAAACTGAAAAACCTATCTCGTCACCTCCCGAGCAACTCGGCACACATTCTAAGACCCTAAACGTATAGGGTGGTGCGTTAACTCGGTAACGGCCTCTAATACTCCTTTTGATTCGAAAAAAGAAAGGATAAGGTAGTTGCTAGGGGCTACTCTTTACTCATAGGCTAAGTATCGATATGGCGTAAGATATTAACACAAAACACGAATCATCGACGAGAAGATTCCACAAGTAGGCTAAACGAAGTAAGGGAAATGTTTAGTATCCGAGACTGCCGCACCTTCCGTTAACTCTTTTTTCCCGCTATGTAGGAATAGTAGGTAACGGTGCGTGTGGCATCGGCCGTTGAGATACAAAAGAAGGGTAAGGTATCTTCAGCACCACGACTCACGCGAAGAACGTGCGGCGGACAACAATCGGACAACAATTGGACAACCCATAACCCAACCACCCGGTATCGTCCGTTCAACTCGACATTGCTGTGGCATTAATGGGCGGTATGGGTAGGAAGAAGAGCGAGGGGCAGTAGGTCACCCTAAGCCTCATACATTAGACATAGCCATACTCTCCTTCTCGTCATCACGAGACGAGGTGAGACACAAGGGCTAAGAGATAGAGAGGGGCCTTCTGCTAGCGGCCTTTTACCTTCCGAGACGGTTAGTATGTCGGTTAGAGGAAAGAATGTCGTAGGGTAGATTGAGGGGTCGGGTAAGGGCATAGGCCGAAGGCCACACGGCCGCCCTCTCCTTCTACCTTCAAAGAAGGCCACACCATTCATTCGTTATGGCATAGAAGAGGCGAGTCTCGATGGGCTAGGGAAGATATGTGAGCAAAGGCCACTCTAGTATCACAACAATATCAAGCAAGTCGACCCGCCTCGCCCGTTGTGGCCTGCAATTGCGGTATCGCGAGCACTTAGATGGGGTGGCTGCGCGGGGTTCCGTGGCGCGGGTAACAGAGAAGCCAGCCGTCGGGCGCGACCACAGACACCGATATTGCTGGAAAAAAGAAGTATCACCACCAACCCCGGGGTGCAAACAGGCAATACGCCCTTCGGGAACGGCGTCAATTTTTTGGAATTCGCATCACACTAGAAAAGGTTTCATAGTAAATTCGAACGTAGCAAAACGGCGATTCGGTTTCCTAGGCGGTGCTAATTTTTCCGAAAATTTAGTCTATAAGGAATAGTTAGTTTATATACCTCTCATCTTCTTTTTTTAACGTAGTATGTCATAATATGAGTAACTGCGTTAAACGGACTTAACATATGTTAATTACGAAACATATATAACGTATCCCTCCCTATAGAAATTGTATGCGAACGTGCAGTTGTGGTAGGGTCTTTATTGCTCGTCGAATCCCCGCTGGTGAATTACGAATAAAGTGTAGCACGTGTATAAGCGAAGAGCACCGTAAACTTCCCGAAGTGAGAGCGCAAACGCGCACGAGAGCCCGAGCGTGGTATGCGGCACATATAGAATATCAACGAGAATATCAACGAAACTATCGCGCAGCACGTAGGGGCTAGTATAATGGCCCACTGCGTGAGTTGTGGTAAGACATTTATCGCGAAGAAAAAGAAGATGGCTCGAGCAAACAAACGAATATTCGAAGCGCATACGCTATGTTCGTTATGTAAGCATAAAGAGTATAATAAGACGTGGAGTGATAAATGTGTTATCTAGAGAGAACTCATATGGGGGGTACAACGATGATTGTGCTTGTGATTGTAATCTCGAAGTACCAGAAGAGATAGTAAAGAATGAGATACATAAACGAATCGGCGTATATTTCATAAGCGGCGTCCTCGCGATAACTCTTTTAATTATTGAAACTCTTTTATATATAGAGCTAAAGGTTAAACGTGCCGCGTAGAGCGTCAATTTGGGGACTAGAGCATATAAGCGACGAGGAATACGAGACGTTGCAGGAGGGTAGATATAAGGACCGTGAGGTGCCGACTGAAGCAACCTTAAAAGCTCGTAAGGACGCGCAACAGCGAAGGGAGAAAACGGTTATAGTGGGCATAGACCTCGGAAAAGAAGTCGATGCAACTGTTTTATGTCTCGTCGAACCGACCGTAAGCTACGAAGAACCCATTTATCTTGTTCATAACGTAATTCCTGTCCGCTTAGGAACTAGTTACGCAACGATTATAAGTAGTGTTGCGTCACTTGACGAGCAGCTTCGTCTCCGTAAGAACGCAGTGGATATAAAGTATGTAGTCGACGCCGGTGGTGCGGGGGGCGTCGTCGACTCATTGGAGGAAGCGTTACCTAAAGCGGATATTTATAAAGTGCATATAACTAGTGGGTACGAGTCGACTATACACGACGACTTTAAAATCGGCCTTCCGAAACGCGAGTGGGTGACTACTCTAAAGAAAGTATTAGAAGCTAAAAGAGTTAAGTTTCATTATACCGAAGAAGATGACCGTAGAGACGCCGGAATGAGACTCCTAGAAAGCGAGATTAACAACTTCCAGATGAAAATCCTACAAACGGGGTACGATAGATACGAAGCCTCATCTGGACATCACGACGACGCCGTACAAGCACTTGGGTTAGCTGTCTGGTTCGGCGAACGTGAAGCGGGGCGGGGGCCGTTACGAATATGGTAGACGAAATAGAAAAATGTAGGGTCGCACTTGCTAATCTCATCGACTCGCAAAACACGCGATTAGCAAAACTACCGCGCGCACGAAAAGATAGAGCGCCATTTCGAAAGCGGCGGTACGCGGGGTGGATTCTCACAGGTCCCGACATAAAGACTAAAGTCTTTATTAGACAGTACCTAAACGGCGAAGTGTGGTAATGGTAGACTATGAAAAGATGAACGTTCGTCAACTTCTCGATAGAAGTAAAGAACTCGACCACGAACTACAAAATATTAATCAGGTTCTCTCTAAAAAATTAGAGCAGTTCTATAAGCTCACCGAAGGAGAATATTTTGATTCCCCGTTCTACTGGCAAATGTATGATGCAACATTCGGGACGAGTAAACTATAAAAGGAAATATAACAATGAGAGAAGTGCGTTGTAAGTTAGATAATATCTTAGTTCAGTTCGCGGACGTTGCAGGTACGATACCCAAAAAGTGTATCAACTGCGAGTTTCTACGTTCCGATGCTAAGTCTAGTTGGTGTACGCAATGAACTGTTCGGGACTCTGTTGCGCGACATATGCAGTTATCCCGCTTCGTGCGGGAGAAGCTACGCGAATAGCCGAGTATCTAGAAATCCCAATAGATGCGTTTCGAGAGAACTACATTCAACCGTGGCGAAAAGAAGCACACCGCGAAAGCATTAAAAACGGTGATATGCTTATTGAAAGTTTTAAGATTAGTCCGGCGTGCGTCTTCTGGACAACTGGACGCTGCGGCATAAACGACGTAAAGCCACTTACTTGTAAGCTCTTCGCGCCTGCGTGTGTCGCGCACTCGTGGCTCGAGCGTGAAGAGTGCTTACGGGAACATAAAGACCGACTTAAAGAACCGAAGTATAAACTAAACGTAAATAGGATAAGAGGATATTATGGTAAAAGAAATTAAAGTAGCGCATAAGAAGCTCGACATTGGCGGGTTACGAGAAACGCTTAAAGAACTCTCGGAAGATAAAGTCTTCGAGGACTTCGACGATTTTAGTATTGCTATCGTCGGTAAAGAAGTACCTATTAAAGAAACTAAGTTAGTATTCTAAGGTTTTAAAATGACCATAAGCACATCAGTAAGCACGGCGCTTAACTTTCTTATAAGCCTACCCGCGATAGTAATAGCCTTCTGGATTACGACGACGCACTTTACCCCGCCAACGACATTCTTTGGCTTCATAGGTGCCGGTATTGTTCTATATCTCGTGTACTTAATCTTCGCTATAATAATCGGCATCCCGATATTCTTACTAGCAAGCGCCGCCGCGTCATGAGACTAGAAACTTTTTTACGGTATTATGAGGCCGTCGTAGTGACGCTCATAGTAATTGCGCTTTATTATACGATAATAGTAACAGGAAAATGAAATGAGAATAACCATAACCTGCCCCGACTGTAATACGCAGATGATTTTCTTCCACGGCGATATTATAAATAACCAAAGACTAACCATAGCGGCGGCTTCCGAGTGTCCGATATGCGCGGCGCATTTTACTACTACGGTAATCGTAGAGCGCGAGAAATTAACAAGTGTAAATATCGAGGAAGAGAAAGAAGGAGAAGCATGAAAGAGGTTTGGCTCGAGAAGCCGACGTTCTCCGGTCGAATACCTAATACATTAATTAGAGGGTACGTATTCCCCGATAGGTACTATGAACATACGTGGGTGCTTTGTGCAGACCTTACCGATGAAACACTAGAAGAGGAATTCGATGGGATTTTGCTTAGAGAATGAAGAAGAGGTAGACGATAGCGACGACGCGTGCAACATCGGTAGAGACGAAACCGGCGAAGAGATTGCCACGTGTGAAGAGTGTTGTCTATTCGAAGAGAGAACCTAAATGAGTAACGACTACAAACAACCAATCGTCTACGCGCTTAACGACCTAGCCATTCTTAAAAGTAAAAAAATGGTCATAGGCCACTCGTACGAACTCGAGATGGAGGCTGAGACGTGGACGTTTACTAAGACAAGTAAGAACATAATTGAGGTTAGTAGTCGTAAAAACGATACTAAGGGTAAGTCTAAGGTAAAGCCTAAGGTAAAGCCTAAGGTAAAGCCTAATCAGAGAATAAATGAAGAGAACACCGAAGCCGTGTAAGCTATGTAGGTTTAATAATGAAAACCTTTTACTACACGGAGAACATTACCTTTGTTGGCTCGAGCGCCAGCCGCATAAGGGTGCGTGTTCCTGTTTTATAGATATATGACGCTTTGTGATGATTGTGTTAAAAAGGAATGTCCGTATCCTAAAGATTATAAGCTTCTTAGAAGTAGATACGGAAGTTGTATCCACTTTCGAGAGAAGAAGGAGAAATAGATGGGAATCTGTACCGTAGTATCACAACAAATGGAAATACATACCGCCGCCTACATTACGAGAGCCTATGATAACGAACCGGTGTTCATAGCGGAAGAGATAAGCAAAAGAGTTTCGAAGATGCACAATGACGTTTTAAATGGTAAACTCGAGATAGGCGAAATTAAATTCGCGTGGCCGTATTAAAATGAGGTATAGCGTCGTCGGCGATAAGGGTGTTAACGTCTCGATTCACATTAGAAACCTTTCAAAGGATAAGTACTACGAATCAACCGTATGCTTTGAGGCACCGAAAGGATTTAACTATGGCAAATATGCAGAGGCGCTTTTACAACTTACCGAAAAGGCATTACGAGGCGAAGACGTTAGGATATGTCAAGAAAACATAAAGAACCTGCCGAAGTTCCGCAGGTAAACCAAGAGAAGAGGCCCGAACCGCTATCGGCGCAGTCTATAAGCGTCGTAGAGTCGCTTAATGAGTTAAAAGAATTATTCGTACAAGCTTTCGAGCACGAGCAATCAAAAAAGATACTCATAGAGACGATTGAGAAACTAACTAGTCAAATAGATGAACGTAAACAACAGCACGAGACCGACCAATTAATAATAGATATTCTTCTTAACACCCTAAAAACAGAACCGAAGCTAACGCGGTTTAAAAAATGGCTAACGAGATAAACTGTCCGTATTGTCAAAGTCCTTTAGACGTAACGAGCGCGTTTAGGAACGCCATCGTAGTAGTAAGTTGTAAAACCTGTGAGAGCTGGTGGCTAACGGTGCCTAATCGGTTTACGCGAGAACTAAAAGCTTTGCTTCTCGAGAAATCCACATTAAGAGAAAGATTGTTTGGTATTAAATATAAAGGAAAAAAAGGATGATGGAAGATATGCCTAAAGACGATGCTGCTATGCGCGCGGTGCTACAGCAGAACCTATTAGTAATCATCGGCGCGATAATGGCGGCCGATATGAACGCACACGGTAAACAAGTTGTTATGGATACCCTAGCAATTATAATGGGCTACCTATCGAATCCAGCGGAAGTTAAAGAGGTCGCGCCACTAGTGATGTATCAGTAATATGTCGATAATGAAATACATAGGAGTTAGAAGTCTCTATAGTAGTAAGGACATGGTAATCGATAAGAAACCGTCCTTTATGAATGACGCTTGCGTAGAGTGCTGCTTTAGTAATATACGAGCAACCCCCGACCTAGACGGGAAGATTCGAGACGCGTGGCGCTGTTCGTTACATCACGATAAAGAGGCTTTTGGCTGTGAGATAATGAGGATAATTCGCTACTACGACGCCTGCGTTCTTAAAGAGCATATGAAAGAGAAAGATAAATCGCGCTCGAATACAACCACCATATCTACCGGTCACGCCTACATAGACGAAGGCGGCTGGCATTTTAACTATGACTCCTATTAAGTGGAACCTCTTTGCCGAAGGCGCGGTAGAAGATATAAAAGAATTACCTAAAATAGACTCGGCCGATAAGGTTATTTATTTCATACTTAAAGAGTGCAAAGTCTGTAAACAAATGGTCTGGATAAAACACCCGTTTATCGTTTGTTCTAACTGCATACCATAACATACCATAAAATGCTATTTAAATTCCCCGATGGAGAAGAAAAGCCGTGTCCGCTCGGTATAGCGAAAGAAAGCGCCACGCCGTGCGCGACGTGTGTGCATTGCGACGTAATAGGATTCTGTTACTATCCCGAAGAGATAGAGAAGCCAAAGACGCCGGTAAGGGTGTGGCTTCCTGCGTTACAAAAATACTCTGATGAGGTCGAACTGCGCGATAAGAAATTTTACGATAAAGAAGGTAACGTAGTTAAGTTCGTTAAACTAAGCGAACAGAAGGATTGCCGAATAGAAGGCGAGAAATGAACGAAGAACTTAAATGTCACGACTGCGCCCATTTTTTAATGAAAGACGGGAGCGTAAAAGTAGATTTAACTGGTTATACTATTACGGCAACGGCCGTTTATGACTGCGACATTAGTAAAACACCGGATTCGTGTAAGAAATACACTCGTGCGTATATAGAAGACATTATAACGTATTCGCGCGGAACGCCGAGAGGTAAAGATGTTACTTAAGGAAGACCAACCACTACTAGACGGACTCATACAAGCTCGAGAGACGATTAGCGAATACCGAAACATGGTATGCGACTATAGCGCGCCGGAGAGGTTCATATCAAATAGACCCGCGTGGGATAAATTAACACGTGTTATTGGTAATCTTTATACGGTGATTCAGCACTTCGAGAAACCAAAGGAACACATGAGGGAGGACATTCTAGAATTTCTCGATAAGAACGTCTCCTTCTACGACGGTGACGACGAGAATAGTTTTGATTTAGTTACCTTTAAAAAGGATTTAAACGACTTTCTCGACCATCGCGAGAATTGGGAATTAACGAGAGAACGGTACTACAGTGGCGGTTCTCGTTACTATTACGTTAAGAAGGAGAAACAATGTCACAAGACGTAGACGACCAATTAAAAAAGTTAGGCGTAGCGCCACCCGTTCAACCAGCGATAGACCAGCTAGCCGCGCTCGATGTGAATGACACACAGGATAAACTTATAAAGATAACCGAAAGCGTGCAAGCACTCGCCACTCGTGTTGAGCGAGTCGAGGACTATATGATTAACACAGCACTCGGCGAAGATGAGAAGGATAAAATTCTCGATGACATTCAAAACGGTCGACTCGTTATTAAGTTAGGTAAACGATGAGCGAAGATAAAAAGGATATAATAAACGAGTTTATAGCCCCCGAAGATAGAAAAAACTGGCACAAAAAGCCACACCATGAACGCGCAAGATTATGGGCGCGCGCTAAGAAACGGTGTAAGGCAATCCCGCATGATTATCGGCCTAAGTACTTTAAAGGTCGAACACTTAAGAAAGACATTCAAAGCACCATAGGCGTAGTCATTATCTGGATTGTTCTAACCGCTCTCGCGCTCTCTTGGGGATTCATACATTAAGGAGAAAAAAATGAGTGTAGTTACAGTAGGCTTAGCTAACATCTTTTTATGGCTAATGGTATTCACTGCCGCTCTTTTCTATGGGAATAGTCTTAACGGGGCCATACCACTTACGCTAATGGTTATAGCGTTATTGTTCACGCTTGCCGGTTTATTCATACGCGACTAGAGATGTTAGGAAATACATATCTAAAAGACCGCCTCACCGGCAAAGTAAAGTCCGGCGAGAGTCGAAGCCCTAAATGGCCCGAGATTAGAGAGGCGTTCATAAAAGAAAACCCTACGTGCGCCGTATGTGGTGAACGAAAGAAACTACAAGCACACCATAAATATCCGTTTCATCTTTGGCCTAATCTAGAACTAGAGCCAACGAATCTAATAACGCTATGCGAAACTACCTCGGACCATCATCTTCTATTCGGGCATCTAATGAACTGGCGAGCGTATAACGTAAACGTAGTGTTAGACGCGAAACAGTATTGGATGAAGATTCAAAGTCGGCCCTACAATAAATGAGCGATTCTAGAGAGATTCGAAAAGAAAAATTAGCATTAGCCACATTTACGCGAAATCGCGAATGGGATAAGCTTCAAAGAAGGTTTCTAAAGCTACATCCGTTATGTGAGGTATGTAGCACGAAGTACCCCGAAGTGCATCACAAAAAACCGTTTCATCTTTTCCCGAGTTTAGAGCTAGAAGAATCGAATTTAATAACCCTTTGTTTTGAGCATCATCTTCTCTTCGGGCATCTAATGAGTTTTAAAAGTTATAATCCGAATGTGGTCGAAGATGTACAGATATATAAAGAAAAGATACGCGCGCGACCTAAGCCGCGATTAAAAGAAGGAGTATAAAATGAAAGAAATAGAATTTCTACAGTCAGTACCACCGTACCGAATTGGCGAGATAGCAACGTTCGAAGATACGCTCGCCGATAAGTTTGTTAATTCTGGTGCGGCGAAATACTATAAGAGAAAATAATTTAAGGTATTAAAATGGCAAAAGAACTTTACGTAACTAAACAAGGATTTAAGCTAGGGTACATACGCGACCCGCCACACGCGGACGCGCGGCTGCTCATGCACCCTACGCAGATAGCCGCACTACCGTCGAAGTTTATCATACCAGACGGCACGAAAGTTAACAATCAAGACGGATTAGGCTGTTGTACCGCGGAAGCGTTCGATGGCGTGAATAAGTTAAGAACATACACCGTTGCACCGGGCATTGAGTTTGATGGTGACGTTCTAACGCAGTATTATCTAGAAAGAGAGCATGACGGGTCGCTTACCGGAAACGGCGACGATGACGTAGGCTCTACTATATCAAGCGCGTTTTATGTAGGTGAAACCTATGGTATGGCCCCGCTATCCGCGAATCCTACTGGATTTACGCCTGCTAATTTCGACGTTCCGCCATCCGCAGCGATACTCGCCGCAGCTAAAAAAGACGTTACCACTCAAGCGACACGACTCGACGCTACCGACGAAAATACTACGATTGCTAACATGAAAGCGGCAATCTATAACCTTTATCCCGCACAGGCTGGTTTTACCTGTTACGGAGGAATTGAGGAAGTAGGCGAAGACGGTAGACTACCTATGCCGTCCGGTAATCCGATAGGCGGTCATTCTACTGCGTTTATCGGTTGGGACGATAACTTTAAGAATGACGACGGAAGTGTAGGCGCGTTTCTCTCGAAGAATTCGTGGGACTACTCATTCGGTTGTCAAAAGGATATGACCCCGTCAAATGGTAGTAATGGGGGTTATTTCTGTATGAGTAATACGTACATCACGAATACTAACGACGCGTTTGGTGATGTGATAGCTAATATAAACCAAAGTGATTTTCCTGTGACACCAAATCCAACACCCCCTGTAACCGCAGACGGCTCTACCCCTGCGACGTGTATAGCTAACGGAACAACATATGCCTTTGTTAGAGGTACAGATAACGCCCTCTGGTATAATACTGGAACGTATAACATCTGGACGTCTCTTGGCGGAATCCTTACATCTGGAGTAGCCGCGTGCGCGGTCGGTAATGACGTCTATGCGTTTGTTCGCGGAAGCGATAAAGCGCTATGGTATAGAACCCTTACAAAGAAATGGGCGTCACTTGGTGGGATACTTACGGCCTCACCCGCAGCGGCGAATAATAACGGCGTAATAACCATCGAAGTACGAGGTAGCGATAAGGCAATCTGGTATGTCACGCTAAATACGGCAAACGGTGGAGTTAGTTCGTGGACAAGTCTAGGTGGTCAAACGAATTAAATCGAGATGCGAGAGACATCTAAATGTGAAAAATGCGGCCGGCCAATCTTCATAGAACCAGCGGTTGAAAGAGAAACCGGCCAGCTTTATTTATTTTGTACCTTCTGCGAACATAATAATTTTTTACCGATTATCGAACACGAATCGAATCCCGAGTTAAAGGATATGGCTACTAATACGGAACTAATAGAAGAGATAGTTGTAAAGAAAAGACGAAAGAGAGTAAACGGTAATAAAAAATGAATGATGATATACCTATCAAACCGGTAGACGGAAGCGACATACCGAAAGACGCACCTTCTATTGTACGAGACGGATTTATCCAGCCTAGCTTTATGATAACGGTTTCTAATGGTGAGAATAATAATACGTGGAAAACATATCTCGCGTTCTTTGTTATTCTAGCTATTACGTTTCTAGTTGGGATGATGAGTCAAGCGCTATGGCACGTTATCTAAATGAGTGAATTAATCTGTGGTAGTTGTCACCATTATAGATTATTCGCCCCCCGAAAGAATTACTTTCAAACGTATTGTGAGATTCTATGGCATCCGTATAGCCACGACGTATGTTATCAGCGCTCGGATTATAGTATGAGTGATTGGCTTTAAATGTGCGATGAAATAGCCGACGACTGCGAGTTTACCTTTACGCTGCCTCTTCCGGTAACGTTTAACTTTGGCGAGAAGATAGGCGAAGTAATTTCTATGTGGTACGAAACTGACGAGAACGGTAGAAGGCGTCTAAAGGCCGTTTGTCAGTTTAACAAAGAAGCTTACGATAAAATAAAAGATGCCTCCGAAAAGCGCTAAGCGAACACCCGAACAAGAGAACCGACATCAGCAGCTAGGAACTCTTCTTAGAAACTTTAAACTCGTTCAGTTACGGCTAGCGAGAAACATAATAAATAACGCAATACAGAAAGATACGGGCTACGTTCGCTCAATTTTCGCGTCACATATGGACATAAGCCACATTCAACAAGAGTTACAAAATCACTACCGCGAAGTCGCACCGCAGATTTGGGAAGACGCTATTAAACAAATATGGTTACAGGTCGGTAAGGAAAGCATAACTCTACACCAAGCTTTTTTTACGGGAAAGGGTGCCGTAGCGTACGAGCGAGATTTAGATTTCGCAGAATTTGGATTAAACTACTACGACGACGACCCTATAACGGAAATGAAGTATCCCGACGATGAAGACGCACCACTACCGGAGTTTAACTTCTTCGAACCAGAACCGGAATTTGTCTTAAAGACGTGGCTCGGCCCCGTCGAGTGGAAAGACGTGAGCGCTATTAATGATACATGGGCGAGTACGGTTAATGATTATCTTAAAGACCAAGCGGATAATCGTCTTAGTGGTGTTGCCGACACAACGTGGGACGGCATTAAGAACACCATAGCCGACGGTTTAGCGAACGGCGATAGTCACATCGATATAGGTAAAGCGGTAGAAGACCAATTAGGCGAGACGTGGGCCGGTAGAGGCGAAACAATCGCGCGAACGGAGACCGCAGCGGCATCTAATTATGCCTCACTCGTGACCGCGCAAGCATCGGCTTCGGATTTAAATAAAATATGGATATGTTCTTTTGTTAACTCTCGAGACGCGCATATGGACGCTGACTCGGATTACGGTAGTGGTAGCGGAATCCCGCAAGATGAACCTTTCGAAGTAGACGGCGAAGACCTCGATTATCCCGGCGACCCGAGCGGCTCGGCCGAGAACGTTATTAATTGCATGTGTAGTATAGGTTACGAACCCGCGAGTACAGAAGAAACCTCACCAACAACCGAAGAAAGCGGAGAAGGCGCACAAGCAGCCGAAGGTGACGAAGGCGTTTCAGCGCTTACGGGACTCACTGACGACCAGACATCTCAATTAAGCGGTCTATTCGACCAACTAGCGGAAGGAACGGGGCCACTCACTGATGAACAACAATCCTTCTTATCGTCGCAGATGGATAACATACTAAAACCAGAAGCCGAAGCACCTACAGCGATAGAAGAAACCGCCGCAGCGATAGCGAATGACCCGAGCACCGGCGTTATTGGTGGTGGCTTAGATGACTATAAATCTGCGCTCGAAGCGTTTGATAAGTTTTATGACCAACTAGACCCCGATAATCAAAACCTTATCTCTCTTTTCACTCAAGAAGGATACGAAGATATAAACGGACTCATACGCGAGGACGGCGAATATCTAGAAGAGATGAGCGAAGGTATGAGAGATTTAGTTGTCGAACAGACGAGAGATATGCGAATGATTATTGACCAAGCACCGAAATACACCGGAACGGTCTATCGGGGCATTGGTTCGAGCAGCCTCGGACGAATGACGGCGTTTGCAGGTCTCGAGCCGGGCGACATCGTACCTTTTAACGGATTAACCTCTACATCTATAAGCGAAGACATCGCGGACGCGTTCTCGCAGAGAAGTACGTATCAGATATTTATGGAGATACAAAACGCTACCGGTGCGCCTATTGCCGACGTATCAGAAATGCCGGGCGAGCAAGAAGTGGTTATACCACATCAGATGACCGGCACAGTCGTCGAGAAAGAGATTCAACGAACAACAGTAACAGGAACTCCAACGAGAGTGTACCTAACAATAAGGATGAATAGCTAATGGCGAAAGAAAATATGGCTAGGTTCTCGGACGAGTTTACACTAATTTCTCAGTGTCTCTCGTGCCTTAACTTTCGACCACAGGACGGGAATTTTAAATGCACCGCCTTCGAAACGGGAATTCCGTGGGAGATAATCGTAAACAGGTTTGACCATAGAAAAACTCACGAAGGCGACCATGATATTCATTACGTGTGGAACCCAAAGAAACCACAGTTTTATAAATGATAAGTAAAAATGAAACAACGATTCGAGCCGAAGCTAGTTAAGCAGTTAAATGAATTCTTCGACGCGACGAAGACGAAAGCTATTGCATATAGGCTTCGACCACAACAGGGAAGCTACGGGTATCAAAATATTGATGTTCTCGTAGACGGCGAAGAGTATTACTTAGGAATAGAATGTAAAAGCGTTTTAGTACCTTCGCAGAATAAAATTTATTTTAGAAGTCACTTCACCACGGACTCAAAGGGCGTTCATCAAGTGACCCGCATAAACGACTTTCTCTCGAAGAGCGGTAGAAAAGGAATTTGTGCAATAGAGTTACGCGATGATACGAATAGAAAAATCGCAAAGACTGATGTTCGTTTTGTACCGTGGCGCGAAGTAGCAAAGATATATGAAAGTGGCGCTAAGGCCATCGAATACGAAGAAGTTCGCGTGTGGCCGCAGTACATGAAGGTTAAAGGCGTCTTTAATCTAGATGCATGTCTAGAAACGTGCTTCGAGACGTGAGGGTGGCTAAACACACTCGAAATACGGCTACAAGAGTTGCGTTTTTAGCGATTAAAGCTCTTATAGCTCTTCTTTTATAGCGCGTATCTATAACCCTACGAGTATCGTCTCGATTAGGGCCATAGAGATAACTATAGCTAGATAAATATATAAGAAATTACGATAGTTAAATAGAAGATGGTAAAAAGAAGCGCATATCAAGCGCGAAAGAATAGAATGTACGTTCGTTGTAAGAAATGCGATAGCTCCTTTATGATAGAGCCGTTTGAAGCGCATGCACATTGTCCTACTTGTGGATGTATGCGAGTAGCATTTAAAGTTAAACCATTTGACCGCATAACTAGAGAAGAGTATAAAGCGAACGAAGCTAGAAATAGAGATAAAGGTACTTATTTTATATTATGTAGAAATGGTGGAAATCCAGATTATGTAAAAATTGGAAAGGTTGTAGGCAATATAAAGGCCGCACAGAAAAGGGTTGTGGAGTTACAGGTTGGTTGTCCTTATGAGTTAGTCTTACTAAAATTTACACGTAATTTAAATGAACTAGAGACTCAAGAGAAATTTAAAGAAGATTTAATTCGCGGTGAATGGTTTGCGTACACCGAAGAACTACGTACTTTTATAGATAATCTATAGCCCCCCGAGCGCACTTTCGTTATTATTATTTTTCTTTCTTAGCTTTTCTTCAGCTTCAGCTATGATAAATTCCCACTTATATGATTCGTTGGGTAAGATGATATACTCCATTTTTCTTTTTCACTCTCCGTAGATAGAGAAGTCGTATAGCATAGTATTAGTTTCGCACATAGAACATAGAGAAACACTGTTTTTCGGGCTCGTCGTATATAAGCTTTAAATACTCTTTAGACGCTAAAAACTACTTTTTTTATGTAACGAAGCGCGTCTAGCCTTCCGATTAACTTGAAAGCTTAAATAGCGAAACGTCGTAGTAGTAGCGTAGGTAAAGGCAGCGCGCGAAAGTGCGTTGGGATTATCTACGAGGTGAGAATCTATGAAAGCAAAAGGCTATCCTAAAAAAGGCTTTAAAACCCTCAAAGAAATAAACCGCTTCTTGTTAAAACACAGCATAGCAGACTCGCGCCTAACTAACATCGAAGTGTACCCCGCAAATAAAGTCGCGCAGCGATTAGCGGCGTATTACACAAGTCAATATCGATGTATTCCACGTAGGCGTAAAACTAGCATACGGCAAAGTCGATGCGCGAGCGTCGAATACGGACACGCCTACTTTATGAAAGCGGGTTGCTGCGAAGACGGCTATACGCCTTATCTCTTAATAAACAAAGAACTCACGGAGAAGTTCGTTGAGAAACACGACACCAAACTAAAACAAGACATAGAACAACGCGGGATGCCCTATAACGCCGAAGGGTGGTTACCCAAAGAGCGTATCGTCTCGGGTATCGTTGACCACGAAATGGCACACATTATATGGCACTGCCACAAGATGAGCGTCTATGAGAAAGACGAGTGGATACAAATCTGGAAGCGAAACTTCAAAGACAACGTATGCTTCGTGAGCAGATACGCGATGAAGAACTATCAAGAAGGGTTCGCTGAGTCGTTTATGCTCTATGTAAACAAACTAACGAACCGGCTACCGGAGAAAGTGGTTAGTTTCTTAGATGAAGTTATAAAATGAGGCTAACGCCTCTTTTTTTTGGCTATCTAGCGAGCTATTCTAACTATCGAAATAGTCTCCTTTTTCCGAGGTTCGATTTACATATGTTAATTTGGTTTCAAACGCGACTAGCTAATTATTTCGAAACTCAAAGGTATTTATATGATACGTGTGCTATGTATGTGTGTAGTAAACTACGAGGTGACAAATAATGCTCGAAACTCTACAAAAAACAGAAATCGAAGAAATCCGCGATGAACTCGCGTGCAACGTCGAAGTGGCCGAAGAGGAATACATAATCGCAGTTACTAAGCTGCGCGAAGTCGCTAACGAAGTGTCCGATACTATCGACCTCGGCGACGTCGAGACTATAAAAGAGCTTCTTTTCGAAATCGAGAACGCACGTCAAGAGGTAGAATCCGCGCTTAGCGAGAGAGAATACCGAAAAGAGCGCGTAGAAGACTTCGAGAGCGAGGTGCTTTAATTATGACTCAATACGAACCACAAGAAGCGATTCGGCAATCAAAGATGCTCGTCTCGGAAATCCGAGACGATATGCTTCTTAAGATGGAAGAGCTTCACGAGCTGATTAATAATTCAATCCCGTTTACGAGCGGTAACTATAATCACAGTCGCGAAGTCGAGGCTATTCTAGAACACGCCATAGCGCGAATAGGGAGCCAGCTACGAAAGATGGAGTGTGAGTAATTATGATTTCTACGCACACTCTAGACCGAAAATGTGAGCTATGTGGCGCAACAGAACGCGTATTTTCCGGTAATGAAGGAACATACTGCGTCTTTTGCTATCAGTACGTTCTCGAGGTGCGGCGCGTGGAGGTAACATCATGCCAATAGAAAGTAAAGAAAGATTCGTTATACACACCGAGCAATATTGCCCCGCGACGGGTGAAGAGTGGATATTTAGTTCAGAATCCGACGAGTGGTGTCCTACGAACTGCATCGCGTGTCCGGAATACGAGCCCGTTAGCGACGAAGAGGTAGACTGCAAGCGAGCGTATGTGTTAAACGTTCATAAGGAACCGGCGTGAGTAATAATGGTAAACTGTGTATATTGCGGAGAACCCACTGAAGCTGAGTGCTTTAGTGTGTGTAAAGTCTGCGAGCAGGCGCTCGACGAAGGAGAGATAGAAGAATGAGAATAGAGGCAGTAGTCGAATTCGAGTGCGTCGTCTGCGGAGCCTCGTTTACGCCCGAGACACCACTCGATAGATGTTGTAGCGATTGGTGCGAGGAAGAGATGTACGAAATGCTCGCGGAAGACGCAGCACTCGAGCGTGAAATCGAGCGCGGGCAATTTAAGAGACGATGGGAGGTAATATGAACGAAAAAATCGCGATAGAATTTTCGAGAGTGGAATACATAGCAAAAATGTGTGCGGTCGACCCGCTCGACGGCGACGAAGCGTGGCACGTCGCACTACTTAATTCAGTTGACACTCTTAAAGCAAGCCTAACGGAAATTAACGTTCTATAGAAATGATAACAGCGGTGACGAGTATCGAATCATTATCCCAACGTATAGGGGTATAAAGCCGGCTAATAAATTTATTCGATACGCGGCTAGGAGGCATATTCCGGTCTATGGACTAAGCAAAGAAGGCGAACTTTCGAAGATAGACGGGTGAAGAATGACACACGTGGTAACGGAAAAAGTGACATACAAGCCAAATAAGACACAGCGAAACTACGACGGTAAACCATACCTCGAGGGGTATTTTAAGCTCAGTGACGGCTCGAAAACGAGATTTGCCGCGTCACAGACGGACGGCTGGCAGCAGTGGGGTAACTCGACAGAAAATCTAGGTCTAACCGTAGATAGAATCGAGGAACTAACCTCACTTTTAATAGAGGGATATTATGCAGGAGAGTATGAACGAAACGGCTAAAAGATTATTAGATTCGTTGAAAGAAACGACTAAGAAAACGAAAAAGTTCAACGACGATATACGAACGTATTCGAATGAACTCGATGAGGTACACGAATACACCAACCATATCATCGCGAACTACAAACGAGAGATAAGCCTCGTAGTAAACGAATACGGTAAACCAGCGTTCGGCAATCCCGACTCACGAGAAGGCGAGTTACAGCATCGACTCGACAACAACGAGCACTACGAAAGCTATCTAAATAAAACGAAGAAAGCTAAACTAAATCTCGAAGTGGCTAAAGGTAATCTCTATAACGAGATGAGCAAACGACAAGACATAAAGGCCGAAATCGACCTACTTAAAATATTTAAGGAGTGATGTAAAATGATACACGAAATAAAAGAATACATACAGGACGTTATAGCCGTAGCAGTTCTTTCCTTTATGGCGATAGGGCTATTCGTAGTAGAAAAGACCGGCGGAGAGAAACCAGTATCGAAGAAGAACAACGGAAGAAAACATCTACGAATATTTTAAAGGTGAAACAAAAATGATAGAAAAAAGTGGTTACTACTCAACGTTTCGTCTACACATCGACGAAAATGTAGGACTCGCGCTCTATGACGCCGCGAATAAGCATCACGTAACGCCCGACTATTACATCGAGAATTTACTCGAGTCGTTGTTAAGGTAATATCATGAAAAAATTAGTCATAGCTACTCTAAGTGTCGTACTCGTTGCGATATTTCTAACGGGTGCGGTATCTGCTCAGACGCAGGTTAATACCTCCGTCACGCAGATTGTAATCCAGAAGCAAGTGATTAACGGCCATAATGTGAAGCCAACGCCGAGAACCGCAACTTTAATCTACGCGAACCCGATGTTTAACTCGAATCCGACCGTTGTGTATAATAAAGCATCAGTCGGATGGGGCTTCGAGGTCGTTCCAGTAGGACAAGCAAAGATACTATCGGTTCCGGTTACGGTAACCGTCGATAGCTCACGATACTGGTGGACGCAGGGTAAAGTAACGCAAGTGAAGAGCGGAACTGAAACGATTGCGTTTACGCTACCAGCGAAATCAACGGCGTGTTTAGCATTAGGGCAACATACGCTTATCGTGAAGTTCGCAGGTAATAGTCAATACGCACCGTCAACGCAGACATTTACCTTTACGGTTCTAAAGCAATGAACGTGGAAGGTACTTTAGACTTAGAAAAGTGTGGGTATTTGCGTCAGTCTAAAATCGGAGACTGTTGGGACGCCTGTACGTTTAAATTATGCACCCTACTACGCGTAAATCCCGCGAAGAAAGTAGACTATAACGCCAAAAAAGGCGCGTATGAGCTATATAAACAATGAGCTTAAGCATAAAAGAATTAACCGCTATCGCTATCGGGTATGTAATACTCATCGTGGCGTTTAACTTTATAAACAACACGAACCTAGAACTCTCCATGATACTAGCGATAATGATTAGTTTGTTCTACCTACAGATGAGGGTACAATACGAAGAGGCATAAAAATGGCATCAGATGAATGGAGAACCTTTCTAAAAGAGAACTTTAACGATGATAGCGACGTGGTTCTTTCACTCGAAGAACTCACGCTTGAGCAGATTCACGGACTTTTAGGTATAATTGAACGAAAATTGTTCGCACATACTCAAGACCAACGCGCAAAAGGAAAGATGAGCCACTTAGAGATGTGGAGGATAGATGACACTCGTAAGATTCTAAAAAAAGCGCGAAGCAACGTAGGGGTGATTATCGGCCATGAGGCGTGGCAGGAAGGACTATTATTACATCAGTTCGGTAAAGAGGTAGAAAATGCCATTAGATAGACGCGAGAAGATATGCGTCGTAAGACGTCACGGACTTTTAGCCGATAAATACCGGCTTAGAACGCTACAAAAAGAAATTGACCGCGAGAGAAGAGAACTAGCGCGACACTGTAACGAAAGCATAAGGAGAGATTAACATATGTTAACTAACTGGTTAGAGAGAACCGTACAACTCTTTCTTGTTAATAAGGGTGGTATGGACGTTAAGTTAAGATATTATAACGACGACGGTATAATGGTAGAACACGAGAAGGGACAAGACTTCGTTCCGTATAGTGCGATTCTACTAATGCGACTTCGTAATGAAGAGACAAAACCGGGAAGAAACTTTGAACGGTTCTCCGATGAAGAGAAAGAAGAAGACGAAGACGATAACGCTCGATGAGCGTGTCGCCGCGTTCGTGAAAGAAGAATACTCGTGGGCGAAAAAATACTCAATCGAAGGCTGTAACGGGGCGTATCTAATCACTTTATCTTTCTATGCCGGAACCCCGAGGATGATTCGAATCACGACGAGTAATAATAAGATAGATAGTGTAGAGGAATTATGAGTGACCGAAATAAACAACGACAAATAGTGATTCACGATAACACATATTTTGCACTTCTTGATGTGCGGCTTGAGCTATCGAAAAATCTAAAACGTAGTGCAACATTTAATGAAGCGATACAAGAAGCGCTTAGGGTAGCTTACGATGTAAGGTTTGAAGAATGAGCGACCCAAACTATTGTGCTATAACCCAACAACCATGTACTTCACATTATAATATGTCGAGTAGCGAGTGCGAAGAGTGTAGAGGTATTTTCATTAATGATTATCTAGATGCGATTCTCGGAACTAAAAAAATCTACGACATTAAAACGGAAAACATTATCGACTTTTGCACATTACAACAACGCTCGTGCGACCAGCATTACGCGATGAACACAAATAAGTGTACAGAATGCCGGACGATTATGTTTCTCGAGAAACTAGATACAATTCTCGCGAAGAGTAAAAAATGAAAAATCCGTTTATATGCGCGAAATGTAATCAGAAGATAGACGTTGGCGAGTCACATCTAGCATCAAAAACGCAACGTTGGCATAAGAAATGTTATAAGGAAAAAAATGAGGTGGAGATTTGAACGAAGAACCGAACGAAGAACTAACGATTGAAGAGCGCGTGACGCAGCTCGAGATAGCGATTATAGAGCTACAACAGGCGTTTAATAACTTAGTTAATTTAGCCGTGAGAACTAAAGAAGAAGAAGAAGAGAAACCACCAATGCGCGCGAGCGTAGGACACAGAGGCCCGGCACGATGTAAGAACGAAGAATCGATAAATAAAGGGCATCTTTGCATATGGGGCTTTAATCTTCCGTCGAAGCTTGACTGTCATGAGTGTATTGAAGGATGAAGTGTAAAAACTGCGGACATCTTAAACAAGCGTTAAAAGAACAAGTATGCGACATAGGTAGGGAACCTGATGAGTTTAATTGTTGTCCTAAGTTTTTTAACGGCTATATTCGTAGGGTGTTGATAGGAGAGTAAAAATGTTATGGTATTTTATTTTGCTCATAATGATAGGTATAACTATTGTACTAGACGGCATAGGTAGCGCGCTTATACAGGGCGGACAGTATCATACTTTCTGGTTTGATGGCGAGCGTTATGCGCGAGCGGCAGCAGGAATCGCGGTAATCGTTCTCGCGATGTATGCTTGTTACGTAAACTAAATAACGTTAGAACCTTAATAACGAAACGTTGAGTACAGATTATAAAACCCCCGAATATCGCGAATATGCTCGCGAGCGGTATAAGAATAACAAAGAATATCGCGAAGGTCAGAAAGAACGTAGGCGTAAAAATCTACGAGAACAACGAAAGATTCCCGAATTTAGCGAAGAACGTAACCGAAAACAACGGGAGTATTATTGGGAACACCCGGAAAAACGTAATTGTGCAAGTGAGCGGTACAGACTTAAAGTTATTACACATTATACAGATGGAACGCTGTATTGTACAAATTGTGGATTACCGATTTATGATTGTTTAGAGATTGACCATAAAAACGGAGACGGTGCGAAACACCGAGTAGAAGTGGGGTCTAATTCTATTACCGCGTGGATTATCGCGAATGATTTTCCAGATGGGTTTCAGATTCTTTGCGCGACGTGTCATAGACTTAAAACAAAACGAGGTGAATTACCGAGTAGAGACGAACTTATCGAGGCATATAAAAAATCACTTGAATTTTTAGAGGTGTAAGATAACTACTACTTTTTTGGTAAGAGAGACTTGTAACAAGCGGTAGCGAACGCTTATCAGGATACGCAAGCTTCTAATACACGGTGGCTCAATCCGAAGAGCGGACGCTTTTTCGAAGGTTCACTAATAGACTTGGTCTACGCGCAGGTATTCAACAATTAAATCAAACGCCGAGTAGCGACCAAGACGTTCTCGCGAGAATCGTCGGTGACCAAGTTACTGCTTCTATAAAGCGAGATATTCCCGCATATTTAAAAGCTTTTGCAGAACTCCCGTGGTTACGAACCTCGGTAACAAAGGTAGCTAATTCTATCGCTCAGAACGATTGGGACATTCGTTTCGTTCGAAACGAGCCCAATAAAACGGGCGGAATGAACGTTATAGAGGAAGAGCCGCAAGAAATTATTCCGCTTCAAGTTTTTATTAATAATCCTAATTCTCAGTTTAGTTTTCAACAATTAATATGGCTCACGCAAGTTTATTTAGAACTTATAGGTGAGGCTTTTTGGTGGATGGTGCCGATACAGGGCGTCATAAACGCTTATCCTATATCCCCCGGTAAGGTAGTTCGAACACCAACCGCCGATGAGCCGTATTTTACTATTTCGGGGCCGAAGGGCGAATTCAAGCTCGATATGGGCGAGGTTATCTGGTTCGCGCACCCAGACCCGGCCGACCCGTATTCTAGAGGTGTTGGCCTAGCGCAATCTCTTTCTCATGACCTCGACACGGACGACGCTGCTTCTCGTTATGTATTAAGCTACTTTAATAATCAAGCACGGCCACCACTGCTCATTTACGGAGAAGGGCTTAACGCAGAACGTGTGAAGCAGCTCGAAGACGATTGGAACCTACAGCATCAGGGATTTTGGAACGCCGGAAAAGTTCGATTCTTAAGCCGAAAGGTAGAGATAAAAGAACTCTCTCAGAAGTTCGAAGGCGCGGATATTGTAAACCTACGACAGCATCAGAGAGACGTCGTGGCTTCAGTTATCGGTGTGCCACCCGAGATACTTGGAATTCTTCAGTCGTCGAATAGAGCAACTATCGACGCAGCAGACTTATTCTTTTCTCGTTATACGCTTCGACCCCGACTTGACTTTTTACAAGAGGTTCTTAATAAACAACTAATTCCCCGATTCGACGACACTGGCGAATTGGTGATGCTCTACGTTAATCCGGTGCAGAAAGATAAGGACATAATCCTAAAAGCTGCTCGGTTTATGCCGACGGCGCTTATGATTGACGAATGGCGAGCATTAATGGAATACGACCCGTTACCCGATGGTGACGGCGAGTGTTTCGTTGTACCAATTAACGTACAGGTTCTTTCGAGTCTAAAGAAAGGCATAGTGCAGGTTCCGGCCGTCGCGCCACCACCGCAAGCCGGTAAAGAGGCATATGGCGAGACTAAAACGCCGTTCGGCAAGATTCGCGGTAAGAAAACAAAACGCCTAAGAGACTTAGAACGGTACACACGACGACCGAGGAAACAATAATGCCTACAAAATTACCCATTATCACTTTAATGCCGCCCGACCACTGCGCTAACTGTAAAACGTCGTGGTTTAACGATGACGGTACATCAAAACGATTCACATTATTTGGAACTCCCGAACATCTAAAGTGGCTCTGTAATCCGTGTTTTATAAAGCTAGCAACGCTCGAGAAAGAAGAGCAGAATAAGTTAATCGACGTGAAGTTGCGGCCTAACGATAATACCTAACGGCGGTGGAAGTATGGAAGACTTGAAGAAGGACGTTAAGGCCGTTAAAACTGAGCTAGACTCGGAACTTAAGAAAATTAATGGTGTTAATTCCAAGTTAGAACAGAATATCACACTTATCGAAAGCATACGCGACGAGCAAAAGCACGCCACGCTTGCGCAAAAAGTAGAACTAGACGCAATGGAAGCCTGCGTGAAACAATGTCAGATAAGCATTGGTCAGCACGACGAGCGCCTTAAAGCGTACGAGGCTAATAGTATTCGACAAAACGGCATTCTTAATACACTCGACGGAAAAATCGACGGCGTGGGTGATGATATTCATAACATAGTAACGAAGGTCGACGCTTTTAGTCTTAGCATGACAAGCAAATTCGCCGAGACTGAACGTACAGCCATAGCGCGCGAGTCTACGAGGGACGCACATCTACTCACCGCTCTTGCGAGCGTCGATGAAAAGACACTCGCAGCGCTTGAACGTGCCGATGAAAAGACTTTGGCCGCTAAGGAAAGAGCGGATGAGAAGGTGGAGACCTTACGTGTTGAGGTTTTACACGACAAAATTAGATTTAACTGGAAGATTATAGGTGCGTTTGCATCATTCGCGTTCTTGTGTATCTTAGTGTTTATCTCGTATTCATTTCATGTATTTGGAGGCCTGCCCTAGACACAACTGGGGTATGAAAGACGTTAATTAAGTAAAGAAGGTGGAAGAATGACGCTCATAGATGAGGTTGTACAGGGCGTTCCGGTCTATAAGACCCTTAAGCTAAGCGAAGTTAAAGACGTTTCAACCGATAGCGCGATGCGTCTTGCTTTTACCGTAAGCAACGAAGAGGTCGACCGCGACGGCGATAGTTTAGACGCAAAAGGGTGGACGCTCGGTAATTACACCAAAAACCCCGTCGTCATGTGGGCTCACGATTATACGAAGCTCCCCGTAGGCCGCGCTATAAAGACGTGGGTCGTGGGAACTGCGCTTAATTCAATAGTTGAATTTACACCAGACGAATTATACGACGCGGATTATCACGGACTTCGTGGAAGCACCGTGTTTAGATTTTATAAAAATGGTTTTCTTAACGCTGTTTCTGCTGGCTTTTATCCTATCGATTGGGAGGCTATGAAGAAACAGAATGGAGATGCGAATTATTTAGGCGGTACGCACTTTATGAAGCAAGATTTAATTGAATACTCTTGTGTACCTGTGCCGTCGAATCCCGGAGCGCTGCAAATAGGCGCGAGCGCGAAGGACGTTACGAATAATGAACTTAAATCGATGAGGGTCGAGCTTAAGAAATGGGCCGAAGATGCCCTTAAAAATTGTTCGTGTCCTAACGAAAAAGCGTTAGGAATTTCAGATGAGGCCGCAGGTGGCGCACTTGTGCCTGAAGGCGGCGACACTAATAATAAAGGAGATGTCAAAATGCGAAAAGGAGCGATAAGTTATAAAGACGCTCACCCAAACGGCACGCCACTCTCTGCTAAAGACGCCACGTGGAACGCGAATTCAGAACGCTCTAAGGCTACTAAGGCAGAGCACTTTCGCGCAATGCACGCGGGATTTACCGGCGATGACGAGTCGACTAAAGACGGTTATCAATATGCACATCACACAGGCGATGCGCCTCATGAGGTTAATCTAAAAGCGGTTAAGCGAATCGGTAAAGCCGTCGCCGCACAGCTACTCGTCACACCAGAACAGGACGACGAGGGGCATATGAAACAAGAAAGTACTCAGGATGGCGACGTTGACCACCTCGGTTTCACGCAGAACGATAACCAGATTATTCTCGACCATATGAACCAACATATGAGTGAGTTTAAAGAAGACTTACCGTGGGATGTTAGTACCGATGACCAATCGGGTTCTGCTAAGCAAAAGGAAGTCGATTCTAAAGAAGACGTAGCTAAAGACGTCGAAGAATCTAAAGACGAAGTTAAAGACGTCGAAGAGGCTACGAAAGAAGTCGACGAGAAAGCTGTTAGTGCAAACGAAGACGCGTGCGGCGAGTGCAAGAACTTCAAAGACGGGCAGTGTAGTCAAGACGAAACTCCCGACTCGTGTGATAATTCTAATGACGGTGAAGATGAAGAGCCGCCTAAAGACGAAGAGAAGCACGAGAAAGCACCGAACGGTAGGCAATGCGGTGGGTGCGATAATTTCGCTGACGAGAAATGTAAAGAAGACAAATCTCCGACCGACTGCGACGAAGCTCGCGGAAGTAAGACGACTAAGGGTGCAATTCCTTATACGAAAACACCCCTAG